GCATCCGTACCATTAGTTTTAAGGTACTTGCCCGTTTCGCCAGTTTGGGTTGGTAGAGACGCTTGTGATTGTGCTTCAAGATCTACTTCCAGCTCATCAGCTTCGTCAATTCTCTTCCAACGTTTACCGTTAAATTTATAAGACTTACCGTTACCCCAGTCTACTGTATCATTAGTAGCAGGCGCATCAAAAGACCCAGCTGTTATAGCGGCGGATCTACTTGTTCGAACTTTACGTCTTAAAAATCCACTCCAGTTTGCATATGCCATCTAAATTTCCTTCCATTGTAGGTTACCATCTACAGAAATACAAATTGACATTTCGTCATCGTTTGTATCATACCAAACATCACCGAGCTTAAAGTTGGATGTAGGCAAGGTTGTTTGACTAATAATTCTAGGTGCGGTCGCTATTGTACCGTCACCATCTGTAGATAACAGGTTTGCTATATCTCTAGCTTTACTCATTGTGTGTCCTATGTGTACTTATTATAGTATTATTTATAAACATTAATATTAGCCGGTAAATCGAACAAGTAAGGTAAGTGCGTAAAATGAAAGGCCACCTACTGCTACCCATTTAATCTCGTCAACAGATCTCTTTATTGTGTCCAAATTATCCTCAATACGACCAAGCTTCCCATAGAGGTATTTTATATCCCGACCAAATTCTTTAATTTTCGTATCCATAACGGCTCGATCATATTCCTCGTTCATATTAACTTTGCCTAACTTGCCTTGTTATTATTAATTCGGAGTTTTATTTTATCTAATGCAACGCCTTCAATCTTAGCTAACATTCTTACTCCGCTATAGCCAAACATAAATGCAATCGCAAGTGCTACTTCAGGACCAAACCCAAGATGAGCCATTAATGCTGGGATAAAAAACTCAGCGGCAACCCATCCGACGAGTACACTCGTTGCTATATCTCTAATTGGAGTTTTTCTACGAACTGCCGCATTACACGCACCACCAATTCCTGATGCACCAATACAACAAGCCTTAGCTCCAAACATTACTAGTAATTCAGTTATCATATGTTTCCTCTTTCTTCGTACTTTGTCTTGTTATTGTTAATGGAGCTTTACTTTTAAATCTCCAATTCTCTGGTATTAACTCCACAGTACATGTACCGTTCTTTACATACAATAATCTAAAGCCTAAAACTTTAGCTATTTTTAATGATTTAGTATTACTTTTATTAATCTTGCCAACTAAAGATCCTGTTACTTTAAAAAATTCAGAGAACGCATATGATATTGCTTTAATCATAGAGTAATCTGAAGAATAAAACTCTAAATTGAGTGTAGGCATAAACACTTTATTTAGAGTTGTACCACCAACACATCTATCTCCATCCCAAAATCCAAACCCCAGAGAACTGGCCGGACATCCTAATTTAACCATTGCCGTATTTACCACATGTCGATTATCTTCATCAACTTGGATTACCTGAATCATGCAGGCAGGACAGGCCAACTTAATGAATCTATATTAGACTCGTCAATTGTTTCAGGAAAATCTCTAAGCTCTTGTCTGTATGTTAAGTAAGTAGTACCATCCACAGGTGAATCTGAAAGTTGTGTCCAGTCAGAGCCAGTAAGCCTATTATTTCGTTCTTGTCTAACTAGTTCAAGTTTTTCAGTATGAGTTAAGTTTACAAATGGTTCTGCTTCAGTTTCCGCCACTAAAGCTGCGGCTTCTGTCTCTGCAGCTTCTGCTGCTTCTGCTGCTACGCCATATACCTCAACTGCATCGAGGGCCCATTGTGGCAGTTCACTAAAAAGTGTAGACTGTGTAAAATCGCTGTGTTCTATTACACCTTCACTGTCTTCCCATTGAAGCGCGTGTACGTTATTTGGCATACCAACAAGCGTTAGATTACTTATAGTAGTTCCGTTTATACCGACAGATTCGTCAGATGGTATAATTGTAAGTTTCATTCCTTAATCTCCAAAATATTCGTTTGTTTCGAAACTGCTAATAGAGTTTCAAGACTATTGTGGTTAGCCTTAACCATTTCGTTTCTAAAAGAATCAAGCGAAGCGCCTGTTTCTCTATTAACTTTACTATTTTCTATCATTAACATTGGTGTCCAAGCAATTGCACAATCACCCGAAGAGATTTCCACTCCAGTTTGTGGGTGCTTACCTTGTACATTTACCCAAAAACGACAAGCCACTAACTCGCCATCTCTAATTGAACCATCTTCAATACACTCTCCACCCATCATTGGGCATAGTATCTTCGCATCTTTTGCCATAATATATTTGTCCTTATAATATAATAGTTCTTTTAATCTTTGCTTGCTATAATAAAGTCGTAGTATTTAAGATCTTGATCTAATCCGTGTGAGTGAGATCCACCACCACCCGATGAGGATGTTGTTGTACTTGAGGTGTTTATATGGTTCGCCGAACCTTTACCGGCGGCCACGGAGCCTTGATAATAGTTTAAACTAACCGAATGGTTGTGGCTCGGTACTTCACTAGTTGATAGTGTATGAGCAGAAGTTGCTGTTTGGCCTGTAAATGTAGCGAACCCAGTAGAACCACCAGATGGTGTAACAGTACCTGTAACTAATCTTAAAATAGAATCATTTATTGCAGCTGTAGTATCTTTGGTCCATCCAGTAGGTGCCGCTGTTTGTTGAAAAGACATCCTAGTCCCAGAGGGGAAGTTATATCCGTCAGCACCGTCAGCACCGTCAGCACCATTTGATCCAGCAGCTCCATCGGAACCATTTGTGCCGTTTGTGCCGTTTGTGCCGTTTGTACCATTTGTACCGTCTGCTCCATCAGCTCCTGGAGTTCCGGTTCCTAAAGCAAACGTTGAGTAACTTTGAATATATACAGTATCACCAACAGTTGCCCCAACATCTAGGACAATTGATGTACCAC